AAATACTCTTTCCACTCGTGGAGTTCACTAACTGACATCATTTCTGCGTATTGATCAACGGTGTGTCCACCTAATTTCTCAGTAATGGCAAACAAAAGCAAACGTTCACCATTTTTAGTTAGTTTTTTGCATCTTCCTCTGCTCGAGCGTTCATTAATCTCATTGCTACAGATGCAAAATCATCAACAAACGAGTCCGTTGGTTGTTCTTGCAAAGCGGGAATGTCACTCTCATCAAAGACACGCTCATCTGTATCTGGAACATAAGTGCAATAAATTACAGCATAAATCTGCATCTTGTCAAATTCTACTTTTCCAAAATCATCGAAGTCATCACTCACACTTGATTTTTTTAGAATTTTGGATCTCACAGATACAGATGGTTGTCTTATTTCAAATTCATCTCCGTTGTATTCTACTCTTTCACTTGCAAAATTCTTCTCTGCTCCGACAGTTAGTTTTCTCAGAGAATCTCTCTTACTCACTTAATACACCTCCATTAGTATTTTCAAATTTTGAATTTATTACAGTTTTTCAAGTTCAACAGTTACCTGTGCTCCTGCTATTTCATTAGTTGCACCATCAATAACAATGCCTAGTCTGTCACCAACCGCTAGATTGATTGCTGTACTAGAAACTACGATACCTTGTTGAATTGTATTAGCTGTACCTTTAATATCAACTGTTCCACTGCTTTCCAATAAATCGTCACCTGCACCTGGAGCCTCTGTTCCCTGCAGTCTCTCAACTTGTAGAGTTGTTCCAGTAGAAGTAGTCTCAGCAGTAGCATGCACTTCCCTTACATCTGTGACTTTGTAAGTGTCATTCGCTATAAAGAATATATGATCAATTACTTCAGCAGTCAGAGGCATATTAACAGCAACTTGTTGCTTTGCTCCTGACATGTCACCAGAAACATCAATAGATGCCACACTGAGTGCACTAGATACGGTAAGAGAATCTATTGTTGCTGAACTGACAGCCTCAATTTTATTAGCAGTTACCTTACCAAAGTACGCTTTTCCTTTAAGTTTATGAATTAAACCCAATCAAATCACCTCCTTTTAACTAGACCAACTTTCACTTACATGATCGTTTTCACTAGTCAATTTATCGTCGAGTTGTAACGAGATGTCTTCTCCCTCGAGTTCGTCTACGCCACCACTCAAATTTTTATTTTCTACTACAAACCAACCCCGATAAGTACCACTGATACCTATGGGATTGATGTCTATTAAAACAGCATCTCTGTTATTTAACGCATCCTCAACAGCTGAACTCATATCATGAAACCCACTCAAAGAAACGCTAGTATCGTGAAGTCCATAAACTCGGGAGCGGTATCCACTCGAATCTTGAGCACTAACTAAATTAGTATCATCAAGTATTGTACCACCCATATTGAGTTCATAATTCGTTACATTGGCGATGCGTTCGGAGGATCCGACTGGCAGATACTTCCCAGAAATTGTAACATCACTGCTTGGAGCGGTGGTAAAAGTTACTACACCAAAAAGATAGTCTAAAGAATAAAGACTAGAATCTACCGCAACAGCAGAATCCTTTACAGTGGGCAGGGTATCACGATCCAAAACCCTTCTAGTAGTATCTGTAATCTGAAACTTTACAGACGATAAGGCTGTGGTAGCAGTGTCTGTGAAGGAAGTCGGAGTGCCTCCTTTTTTAATTTGTGTCCTATAAGCTGCAACGCCCATCTAAATTCACCTCCATTTTATTATGCTGAGCCTAATGCACCATCAGCCTGTAATGAGATGTCTACGGTTTCTAACTCATCCACGCCTCCAGATAGGTTAAAACTTTCAACCACAGCCTCTCCTTTATATCCTAAACTAGAGAGTGCAGTTCCGAAGGGCAGATATTCAACCCAGACATTTGTTCTGTTCAGTCTACCATCTTTAATTGCAGTAATTCCTGCGTTTCCACCTGAACTCATATTACATGTTACTGACACACTCCAATCCAGCAAACCTAAAATACGAGATCTTGTTCCTGTGGAGGTTAAGTCAGTATCATCCAACACTGTGCCTCCCTGAGAAAGATCGCCTGTGGTAGCTGGTAAAGCAGTAAATGTGCCTGAACTTGCTGTACTAATTCTTATGCTTTTCTTATAAGCTGCAGAACCCATTCATATCAACTCCTTTCTGTGATAATCTTGAAGTCTATATATTGATAGTAATAATCGGGATCTTCTGGATTCTCAAAAGGCATGGATTTACCATCCAACATACAGTAAATCACATTTCCCGAACTTATACTAAATTCGTTCTTATTAAATAAACTTTCTAATACCTGTGTTACTTGCTTTGATTTTTTACTTCCACCAACATTTTGATGTGAATAAACAATAAGTCGCATGGGAATATTATATCCATCACTCACACTTCCAAGCGTAGTCCAATATTTAGCATTTGCAGTTTCTACACCGATGTAAGGAAAACTAGCATTGCTAGGCACAGAGTAAGGATAGAACTGAGGGCTCCCTAAAGCATCTAATTCGGAGCTACCATCTATTATTAATTTCATACCAGTAATTACATCTTCCATTTATCCCAACTCCCCTTCAAAGAAATGAAAATAAATATCACCTAACATATTAGCATTTGTATCGTCCATGATTGTTGGATAAAAGAATGGGCGTTTTCCAAGAGGATTCTTTCGCATTACATCACCCATCTCCAAAGATAATGCATATTTCACATCTGTAAAAGTGTAAGCTGCTTGATCATTGTCATCATAATAATAATCAATTGAATTTAACAAATTACGTGTAAGAGGAGCTGGTGGCTCTCCTTTAGCGGATGCTCGATGTACCCTTTTGCCTTTTAAGTTGTAGTAAATTCTACCTGTGCGAGGCGGTGGGGTATCGAGTTTTTGTTTAACCATGATAGCGTATGCACCTGCAGCTTTAGTCAAACCCTCCTTGTTGGCTTGCTCCATGTCTTTCATAAATTCAGCTCCATGATATTTAAAATGAGCGTTAGCCATAAATTTAGCTCCTCTCCACAATATTTGCTCTTGCCGATAAACAATAATTCAAGAGTGGCAAGTATTCATTTATTTCATAAACAGGATCGGCTTTGTCTTCTGAGTAATCAAAGTTACTCGATTCGTATACCCTGTAACCACTTTCGACTGTTACAGTTCCACCAGAAGATGTTTCGAGGGGGAGAAGTATTAGATAATTCATCGAGGTGTACGTGTCACCTGCAATCTCTTCTCGCCTCCCTGTTCTCATCTGGATTACACCTTGTACCTCGTAGTGTGTTGTCCAACTGTCCTGTAAATCTCCTTCTGATGACAGAGTTTGAACTACCTCGCCTACAACTACATCTGTTAAGAACTCATGATAATCTCGCTCAAATTTAGTAGTCATCGACATCATCGTCCATGAACATATCTCTGTCAAAGAATGGATTAGGATAATCACTGTCGTCCTCTATTGTGTCTTTGTCGGAGATGGAAATTCCTCCTGCGTACGGAGTTGCACCATAAATAGCTGCTTTGTTTTCCATATCCTCAGCAATTCCCTTCCAGAGTTCTGCCCTGTTGGAATATTGAATAGAGATGTATCCTAACTTTTTGTCAGCCTCAAGAGAAAAATGCCTGTATAAAATATTGGCTGCTCGAGCTGCTGAACCGTATAAAGTTGTCTCATCCTCAATAATTCGGGTTAGCAGAGAATCACTCAAGAGATCAGAGGAAGGCGATCCGAGTTCTGCTCTTACATCACTAGATTTAATTGAGCTCAACATTCATCGCCTCCTTTAGTCATTGACTTCATAAGGATCTCTCTTAATTCCTCTAGCGGATTCCTGTATTAACTCCCAATCTTCTATGGTACGAGGTACACGAAGATAACCGAGGTCTAACAATGCGTCAGTCTCGATCCAACTCGTAGTATCCACGGGAGAACCTTTGCATAGAATCTCATACCTGTACACGAAAGGTTTTTTAACGATATAATAATTGCTCGATCTCATATTATCGTCTCCCTCACTCTAAGTTACGCTATGATATCGTAAAGGTAAACGCCTAAGTCAGCACCAACCTTTTTGATGTCAAACGCCATTTCGCCCTCAATTCTTCTGGACTTAATTGGTCTCATGTAGAATGAGTCGACTGCGATTCCATAAGCGTTAGAGCCTGCATAGCCAGTCCATGCAAAGATGTAGCCTGCAGCAGGTTGTAAAATAGTAGGTCTGCTTGGTTGGTAATATAGCAATCCTTTTTTACCTACCATGTGATCATAAGCTGCTGTAGCACCTTCGTTGTTAGTTGCCTCGATAGCCTCAGCAATAACGATGTCGTCTAAATCGAAAGCACGAGCTACGAGAGAGGGATTAATGTTAAGAGCCTCTCTGGTGTATTTAATCCTTTCGAGGATGTCGGGATGGTCTTTAATTTTATCCCAGACTAATCCACCGATTAGAAGTTTATTTGGTTTTAAGCCTGTGTTCTTTTTGACAGCACGTCTCCAACCTGTTACATCACCAATAGGATCGGAGTTAGTGAAATCGTTCCACTCTTCAAAGTCGTTAGTTCCATCTCCACCCTGTTTGTCATTATCCCAAACGGAAGTGGTTAGGAAATTATCAATAAAGAGTTTGTCTCTCTTGAGTAAAAGTCTTTGAGTGACGAACTCAGTAGCATCTCTGTCAGCATCGAGTGGCTCATCGTAGTTAGCCTCGGTTTGAGCGTCGATGTCTTTGTGGAATGCCCAGACTTCACACATGTAGCTATCATCGGATAGACTGTAGCCTCCACCTGCGGATTCAGTTGCTGGAGCTCTTAATTGAGCCTCATCTCTGAACCAATCATTTTTGTCATAAGTGAAATATTTGTCGCTTGCCTTTCTTACACCAACAACAGGAAATACCTTCTCTGCAATATATTCTGATGCATCTTGAATATACGCAACAGAGATATTTGTCAACGGTTTATTCATGTGCACCTCAGATAAGGTGGGTTGTCCTTTATTAATTACTTGAGTCATTTTTAAATTCACCTCCTAATTTATTTTATTTTAGATACTAGACATTTCGCTAATTTCGGGTAGTAAGCAGTTAATTGTGATAGGAATAATATCACCAGCAGCAGATGCTGAGGTCAATGCTAAACCTACCTTGTATTCGCCTTCAGTCTTAGAGAATTCTTCAGCTTTTCCGTTTGCATCTACACCAACTTCTTTTCCAGCCTTGATGGTAGAGCCCGCAACAACTTTAGTGATACCAAGAGGTAATACCTCAGCTGCTACACCACCACTTGCATCATTTTGAATAACTCCAATTGGAATATCAGAGCTGGCTGCAACATCAACTTCACCAGAGCTAACCAGTTTAACGAAGTAATATTGACTGGTACTGCAATCGCCTGTTGATGTAACTTTCAATCCTGGAAGTTTTGGTAATCCTGGAAGTTCAAAAGCCATAATTTACACCTCCTTTAAAAAGATCGTCATCCAATATTACTCGTCGTTACCGCCGTGAATGTACTCCCTGTAAAGTTTAGGGTTTTCCTCTAATACTTTGACCATCGCTTTTTCACGAGACATGTCACCTTTCTCGATCATAGCATCAACCAACTCATCAATTTTAGCCAAAGGATCAGTAGCGTCGCCTCCCTCATCAGTTCCTTCAGGTTTGTCCAGAACTCCTTTTTCGATTCTAGCCTGAGCGGATTTTAAGACAGCCTCTACATCATTATAAAAATCTTCTCCCACTTCGTCAGCTTTCATCAAAATGTTTAAGATTTTTTCAACTTCAGCCACCTTGTTGAACTCATCCGCTTTTTTGGTAAACTCGACTTCTTTACGTTTCTTGTACTCTTCTTTTGCCATATTCTCAGCAACTTCGAGTCTCTTTTCGAGTGCCTCCATAGCCTTTACAACATCTTCTGGAAGTTCGGACTTTTCGATACCTTCGTCATCACCTTCAGGTTCACCTTCGGGATCTTCGTCTTTCTCTAACTCCTCGACTTTCTTTTCTAGATCTTCGATAGCGGAATCTCTTTCTTCAAAAGCTTTTTCAAGCCCTTCTTTTAATTCCTCATCTTCAATCTTTTCAAGAATTTCTTCAATAGTCATATTTTGTTCACCTCCTTTGGCATGTTTAATTATCAGAAACTTTCTGTCATTTGCGGGTTTGTCTACGACAGAAACTTCGTTCACATCAATATTAATTAACTTTTTCATCAAATGTCACCTCCACTCGCTCGCCCCGACCGCCCATTGAATAGCCTGTGAAGTCACCATCCTGGATACGTTCATAAATTGCAGGTTGCCATTGAATACCCATCAACCAAGTTCCTGCTTTGACAATTCTGCCATTTATTTCCATATCAACAGGTGCAATATAAGACTCCACGATTCTGCCGAGGTCTGGATTTATAACCGAGTGCATTACACCTAAACGTTTCTCGATTTCGGCATTTTCAAATTCTGAAATTTCGATTTCTAAATCTTCTCCCCCCTCGATTGCATCGACAATTTTATGGAGGGTTTCTTCTGCCTTTGCACCACGTTTTGACAATTCTTGCATTTTTTTCATATAGTTCCAACTTGCCTTACGAATTTCCTCTGCGTCTGTGAAATCGCCCTGCAGATCAACAGTGTCTGGCTCGTAAACTATGCCGAGTGTATAACGTAGTGAATCAGATTGTTTGTTGACTTGATACATTACTTTTTTAACCCACTCACCATCCTCGTTTTTCTCATACTCTTTCTTGACAGCAGCCCATGCTACTTTGAATGCTTGATCTTCGCTGTCATACTGTTCTGCTGCTGAGTTGAATGCTTTACGAAAGATAGTTTGTGCTCCTGCAGGAAGTTTTTTAACCTCCTCAGGGAGTTCTGCGTTACTTGAATAAGGCATGTCTTCCCTCCTTTCTTAATCGTGATCGATGTTCTGTTGGGAGTATTCTCCCGTACTGTCAGCTGGTCTGGTTTCATTTGCCTCTTGTTCCATACGACCTGTCTCATCTGGCATATCTGGATTCGGGTAGTCCTCCTGTGTTTCTGTGTCCTTTACAGGTAAGCCCAAATAATTTCTCAGGAACAATTCCATTTCTTTATCGGCTTGAATTGCATTGACTTTAATTAGTCTGAACAAGACATTTGCCAGTTTCTGTGGATCAATTTTACTGACTGGATCGTGTCTGAGTAAAGGGTAGTTCTCTCTGTCGGTCTCACCATTCAATTCCATCAAACGAGGTATTGCCACTCTGTTCATGACCTCTTGTATTGAGTCGAGCCATGAGTCCAGAGCTATTACAAAAAGTTCATACTTCTTTTCAGAGAGAGCATACGAACCTGCTCGGGTGTGACCTAACATTATGATGTCGGATAAAAGACTCTGTGCTATCTGGAGATTATAACGATTAATTATTTCACCTGTGTTTACATTTTTTCCACCTGAGGTACTCAACAATTCGAGCTCCCAGCCTGGTGGTAAAACTGCTCCCATCTGTTCATCTTTACGAACTCGGGTAACAAGTTTCTTAGCGTAGTCTCGTTGTGACTGTGCCAAATCATTTTTTGCAAATATATCAATTGGTACATTTAAAACAGGATAACCAGAAAGGTCACGTTCGATTCCAATCGCCTCAATTACCTCAATTTTACGTTTGAAATAATAAGGTCGATAAGCGTTTCTTAAAACACCTCTCCCCTCGGGGTTGTTCTTATAAGAGTTTGGTCGGAACAACAAGAATTTCTCAACGGGTATATAAACTGTGCTCATATTTTGATCGTATTGCCACACGCCTCGCAGTTCTTGTTTGTCATCGAATTCCCACTTTTGAATCGAGTCCTGAGATCGGATAGGAAGTTTTTTCCAGCCAATCTTTCCATCGTCTCGATATTTATAAACTATTTCATGTACAGAAAATCCGTAGGGCAACATCGATAACACTTCGGAAAGAAAGTCTTGAAAAGTATGGCTCATGTCATCTAGGCACTCAGCCACAAATTCGGAGTTATCGTCTTTCTCTCCATCTTGTGTCTCCACGTGCCAGTTTGCTCTCCGTAAGTGCATTTCAATTGCGAAAAGAATTGCACCGACGATCGGATCGTGAGTCATCTTCTTGTAAATTTTCATGCGGTTGCGGAGCCCACTCAGTTTAGGAACGGGATCCTCGTTTATCCAACCGTATGTTTCATTTAATCCGACAGTACCCATTTCATTGAATGCACCTTTATCAATATTCACTTGCTCTTTGACTTCTTCAATTGACATGACTTACCTCCTTTCCTCGTGTTAGAGATCTTCTAAGTCCTCGATGTAGCCGAACTCAGGAGTTTGAATCAACATATCGTTAATATTTTCCTCACTGTTTCTATAACCTACACCGATCGGAGTCGCTCCGTAACTCTGGTAATCTTTAAGGGTAAGAGCCAGTGCATCAGCTCTGTCTGGGGAACTTATGCCCCTCTTCCTCATATCTTTTTTGCTTTCTATCTGAATACGTCCTTTTGTATCATTCTTATATTTTATAGATGTCAACTGACCTGATAACTTTTCGTCGGGTGGTAACGCTAAAAGTGGTTCGTGGTGTGGATTCAAAAGTTCTCGTAGAGTCCAGTACATCTCGGCACGAGCGTTCTTAAAACGATCCTCGTCTCGTGGTTTATGTTTGGAGTTCACACCTATCACATAAAGACCATCGTTGTCTCGGAGACCACCAACAATCCCAAAACCTACACCAATCTCATCCACGTAGACTCGGGAGTTCGGAAGTACATCTGCTACGGTCTTGCCGATTATCTCGGGTGACTCCAAACCCTGCCAAGCGTGAGGTCTGTAAACTTTCATGCCTCGGCGGGCAATAAGAACTGTCTCATCCATCCCTCCTCCCGAGGGAT